AAGGACCGCGAGCGCACGCGTGCCGCACAAAGTGCCTACACAACGGCACGCAAACTATGGGAAGACGCCGAGGCATCCGCTTTCGTGCGCAATAAGAAAGCGTATCGTCCCAAAGGTGCTGGCGTAATGAAAGCCACTGACGCACTTCCCGCGCCGATCCCTATGACCGACGCTCGGTCACCTCTTGATACCAGATACGTGGATTTGATGAAACAAGGCTTTATGAAGCAAGGTCGTAAAGTGCCTAAGGGAAAGGTGTGGCAATGCTGGCTCCCTAATGACGAGGGCATGGCTTACGAAGGCACATCCAGGCCAGAAGTAGAACGGCTGGCGAGTAAGTACGGAGGTACTGTGAAAGCCGCCACCGACGCCGCCCGGCTCCACCGTGCCTTGGACGCGGCGATGGACGCTAGGGCGAAGGGACGAAATGCCCGTTTGCCCTAAGTGTGGTACAAAGGCCACACTTAGGGCACAAGGTGGCACACGCCGCAGTTATTTATGCCCGTCTTGTCGGAAGATGTTTAGAGCGCCTAAAGGCTGGGGTCAGTAACGCTAAATACTTCTGACCGATCAGCGCTGAACTCTAGTCTTGATGCTTTAGCACACGCAGTCATGCTCTCCCAGCATCCACCGCATATGATTACGCCATTAAGCGTACCATTAAATTCCCACTTGTAGCAATCCTGTTGGCGGTGCGCCCAGTAACCTTTATTGCTGCTTACGTTGGGCGATGTTATACCAAGACCTCGAAGTAATTCGATGCAACGTTCTTTGGGTGTTGCGCGCTTAGGCTTGCGTACCTTAGACATCATTAGAAAGTACGCCATATTGGAGTCGGCAAGTTCTTTCTCGTTCATTTGAACCCTCACTCTTATTATAGTGGGTAACGCTATGCCTCCGCCTAAAAAGTTCGGCCTCACCAAGCGCGTTGAAGAAGAATACGCCCGAGGTATCCGCCAGATCACCGGCCGGGTGCTCACGCCCAAGCTACCGGAGCAGACTCTGGAGCAGTGGCTCGCCGAGCTTGAGGCGCGGTCCCAAGCCAAGGACGTGCAGGACGCTAGCGAACTGCTGGCCAAACGCATGTGCAAATGGATCAACGTGGGCAATCAGCGTACGTGGCGCGAGGCTGCTTCCCGCACCATGCAGAGCCAGAAGTGCGTACTAAGATGTCAACTTCTATCAAAGCCAGTTGTGCATTGCGTAGTGCTGAGATGGCGCAGGCAGCGCGTGATGTGTGGAAGAGCAAGGAGCACAGGGCTAAGCATGCTGCGAGCATGGCACTTGCGAATGCTAAGCCTGAGCTACGCGCTAAGCATGCGGCCAATTCAAAGGCTATGTGGGCCGACCCTGAGTTTCGCGCTAGACACGCAGAAGCCATGCGGAAGGCGTATGCAAAGAAGAAGGCTCAGCACAGTGCGTGTAAAGCCAGGCGTGCGGTACAACTTAGCACAGTTTGCTGGAGGGGCTGGTATGCCCACTGTAGTACGACGGCGCATCGTGGTTAGGAAAGACGACGTACTTGTTGTCAACGGGCTGGTGCTTGACGGGGAAGTGTTGAAAGACATGATGGACCCATCCAAACGCCTGCTCTGGGCTTTTGTGCGCGAAGACGGTGACGTTAGACCGTGCGCGTATGACGAGACCAAAGTGATCTGGATTCAGTCTGAAGACCTTGTGCGTAAGGGTAGTGATCTGGGTTAACGGGATGTTGAGAATAGCGCGACGGCGCGACAAGGCGGCCTAACTCCAGGCCGCCTTTCTCAGCTTTACATCTGGAGAGCGTAAGGAGACGCAAGCATGGCCGCGAAGATGCAGGCTACGCATAAGCAGCGCACGGATAAAGAGCGTGTAGGTAGTGTTTACATTCTAGTCAACTTGGTGAATGGTAAAGGCTACGTTGGGCAGACGGTCAGGACGCCTGAGGTACGTTGGGCTGAGCACTATAAGTCAGCGTTTATTCACAAAGACCCTAGACCGCTGTACAGATCTATTCGAAAGTATGGCGTAGAGAATTTTAGTGCAGATGTGAGCTGGCGCGGGCCTGAATCGAAGTTGAACTCCGCAGAGAAGCGGCTTGTAAAAGTTCGTGCAACGTACATTGACAAAGGCTGGGGATACAACTTGACTACGGGTGGTGGGCAGTTCAAGATGTCCCTCACAGCGCGCCGTAAATTATCGAAGTCTGCCAAGGCGTACTACGCAACTCCGGAGCATCGTGCATGGCTGACAGCCATGAAAACGGCAGACTGGGCCAAGCCTGACGCCAAGGATCGGCACGCACTTTCGCCTGAGTCACAAGAGGCTAGAACATCCAAGTTGAAGGTGAACTACGCACCTTCTTACGTGCGGGTCAACCATGGCGACATACTCAGGAACAGCTACGCTACGGACCTCACTAGAGGTGCTCGCGTGAGTGCGAGCTTGAAGGCGTTCAACGCGGAGCATCCCGAAGTGCGTAAGCGGGTGGGCCACGGTAACGCGGGGCGCAAACAGTCGCGGAGGCATCACGAGCTAGTGCGCATTGCTGCGACTGCACAGTGGGCTGACCCAGAAGCGCGCGCTAAGAAGATAGCGGGTATGCGCGGTAAGAAACGGTCTGCAGAATCACGCGTAAGAATGAGTGCGGCCGCTAAAGGTCGTAAATGGTCAGAGGCGGCGCGTGCTTCTCATGCGTTAGTGACTAGCACGCCTGAGTATAAAGCCCGCATGGCTGACTTAAAGCGAGCCCAGTGGAGCGACGCGAAATATAGGGCGATAGTGGCGAGCAGTATTCGCGCGGGTAAGGCGCGTAAAAAGACAGAAAGGTTGGCGGCTGCAAATGGCAACAACACCACGGCCTCGCGGCCGTCAACGTAAGACTACGGCGCTGGACGTTAAGCGACAGACCCAAGCTCTAGGGCTCTCAGGCGTGATGACCGCACAAGCGCGGGATGTGTTTTCTAATCTCGCCGCACGTACAGGCTTCGGGTCCAGCAGCCTAGAGAACGGTGCTGAGTATCCGCTTACACGCTTCACAAATCAATTCTGGAGTTTAATTTCGCTCTACGAAAGTTCGTGGATCGCACGCCGCGTGGTTGACGCGCCTGCCGCAGACATGCTCAAAACCTGGCCACGCATCATCAGCGACACCAGCCCAGAGGACTTGGGTAAAGTGTCCAAAGCCATTCGTAAAACCAACACCAAGGGCAGTTTCTTGGAAGGGCTTACCTGGGGTCGGCTGTTCGGCGGTGCTGGTGGGTTGATCGTAGTCAAGGGCCACGAGCACGAGCTGGACCAGCCGCTAGATCTGGATGACGTACCCCTCGGCGGCTACCAGGGAATTAGCATCTTCGATCGGTGGAGCGGCATCCAGCCTAGCGGTGAGGTTTGCGAAGACACTGAGCGCCCATTGGACGTGGGCCTGCCAGAGTATTACACGGTCACGCCGCAGGGCGGTTCAGGCTTCAGGGTCCACGCCAGCCGCATCATTAGGTTCTGCGGCCCGATGATGCCCGAGCCTGAGAACTCAGTCTATAGCGGCTGGGGAATCAGTGTTCTAGCACCCGTGCTGCAGAGCATGAATAGCTATGAGAATCTGAGCGCTAACGCGCTTAGTCTCAGCTTCCGCGCCAACCTCATTGGTATGAAGGAAGATGGTCTCTCGCAGCTGCTCAGCGGCGCGAGCATGAACCAGAAATCTGCCGAAGGCTTTGCAAACCGCATGGCCGCGCTTAACCAGAGCATGAGCAACCAGTCGCTCATCATCTACGGCAAGGACGGTGAACTTAGCAATATCCAGTATAGCTTCAGCGGGCTTAGTGAACTGATCCAGATGTTCCAGTTGCAATTGGCTGGTGCAGCTGAGATGCCGCCTTCCCTGTTGTGGGGTCGGTTGTACGGCGGTATTGGCGGCGATAGCGGTAGCGGCGATGAGAAGCAGTACGAGAAGAGCATTGCCACCAAGGCGCAAGTATTCGTGCGGCCACAGTTGGAAAAACTGCTACCTGTGATCTGCATGAGTGAACTGGGTGAAGTTCCGGACGATATGGAGCTGGACTTCCCCAGTATCAGAGTTTTAGACGAGCACGAGAAGGCTGAACTAGCCAAGGCCGTGGTGGACACCGTCACGGTGGCGCTTAACTCGGGCGGCATCAGCAAGCGCACCTATGCCAAGGAGCTGAAGGCTAGCAGCGAGAAGACCGGCATCTTCACCAACATCACGGACGAGTTCATCGAAAGTCTCCCCGACACGGTAGCGGACGAGAGCGAGATGGGTGAAGGGCTGTTCGAGGGCACCGGAGAGCAGGGCGGTACCCCAGAGGCCCTGCAATTGAACCCCAGTAGCAGCCCGGCTAAGGTGCTCCACGAGTCCGATAAGCGCCAGAAGGAAGAAGCGGAGTCTAAGGGTAAGGCAGAGGACGTAGCTGGACATGTAACAAGTTCTTCGCGCCACCCTGGAGAGTCTAAACATGATTTCACTACACGTTTGCGCAGAGTGGATGAGTGGGAGCGTAAAATTCGCTCCATTCTATCTAAGCCGCGCGGTGCTTGGACAAAGCGGGACTTTGACGAAGTAGAAGAGTTGGCGTCACTGTTGGAGTATGACGAAAGTGATAAGACCTGGCAGGCTTATGACGCCGATCTTCGCCAAGGCGTCACTAAGTGCGCTTGGTGCGGTGCCAAGTTGAGTGGTGACGACGTGGCCGAGGTTGGCCGAGCGGTAGTTTGTCCTGACTGTGCCGACGCCTACCAGCGTGGCAAGGCCACAGACGAAGACGGGCCCGCTGTAGGTAAGCCACTCAACATCCACGGTCTCACGGTGGTAATTGAGACGCCCAAGGGCCACGTCCGTAGTGGCGAGGGCTGGGCTACGGTGATGCCCGCCGATTATGGTTTTATCAAGGGGTACATCGGAGCAGATGGAGATAGCGTGGATTGTTATGTAGGGCCAGACGCAAGCAGTGATTGGGCCTACGTAGTTGATCAACGCAATTTGACGGACGGTAAATTCGACGAAGTGAAGTGCATGCTTGGATTCCCCACTGCACACACCGCGCTGCAAACTTACCGAAACGGGCACCACCGGTCTGCTGAGGTATTTCAAGATTGGACTCCCATGCACATTGCAGAGTTCAAAGATTGGCTTAAGACGCATGATCATAAGTTACCATGCGGAGTTGTGAGTAATTGATCAACATTGAGGGATAGGGCATCGAACCCGATAAGCGTGGAACTCATCCGCCACGTTTCCCTCAGTTAATTCAGGATGTCGCGTGAGGATGAATCGCTGTGCAGACTTTCAAAGTTGGGTACATCTACTTACTTAAAAATTTAGTGAATGGTAAGGCGTACGTTGGGCAGACGACCAAGCGCCCGGAAACTAGATGGGACGCGCATCTACGTGAAGTAAAACGTAGTGCTGACTACCCACTTTACAGGGCGATAAAGAAGTACGGAGTCAGAAATTTTTCCGCCGAGGTATTGCATACGTGTACTCTGCCTTTGCTGGACTTCGCAGAACAGCACTTCATACGAGTGCATAATGC